CGAACATCTCGGTTCCTGGAACTATAACCGTGAGCATTCTCTGGCCTCCTTCGAACCCCCTAATCACGACCCAGCAGAAAGCCCCCTGCAAAACCTAGCAGTCCGGCAAACATACTGCTGAAACCACTGAGCATAACCTTGCCCAGACTGGCATCACCCCATATGAGCATCACAGACATGGACGCTCCGTAAAGGGCGATGATCAGAACGAACAATCGGATGACCCTGAAGAAAAGCTCGTCCTTGGGCACGGACTAGTAGTCGAACATCCAGTCGTCGTCACCGGTGATGACGTGACCTGACGTGGCCTTGGCCTGGACGTACGCCGACTCACCGGCAGCCAGGGCGGGCTGGGCACCCGCAGCCGCTTCGGTGCCGTTGATCTCCCAGGTCACACCAGCCACGTTGGGAAGCGTGACGATGTGCGTGGCCTGGACGTAGGTCGGGGCGTTGGCGCCAACCAGACGGACCGCGGTGCTCGTGCCCTCGAAGAGCCCGATGACCTCGTCGGGGAGCGGGAGCCTGGCCTCGACTCCGGCCGCACCGTAGAGGATCTCCTCGAGCGAGGTGAGGGCGTCAGCGTCGACCATGGTGGAATCGATCGTCAGGAGCGCCGTCGGCTTGTGGTCCGTGACCTGGACCGGCGTCGTGGTGATCTCCCAGCTGAACGCGATCGCCTCGGGCGAATCGTTGATCGTGGCGTAGGCCTTCTCCGAGGGAGCGGCCAGGGCGCCGTAGATGAGATGCAGCTTGTAGCCGTGATCTGTGCCGTCGAGGTCGTTGCCGACCCGCGTACGGTACGAGAGCCCGAACTGCTTGCGCCCCTGCTGACCGATGGCCAGACCCGGGCTCGGAGCGACCGTTCCGTCGCACTGCCCGAACTCATCCGGGTAGGTGAAGGCCTCGACGGTGCCGCCGAACTCCTCGGCCGAGACCAGATTGAGGTACTTGATGTTGTCCGCATACTGCGGAGAGGACTCGGCGCCTGAAGGCGACTCGGTGACGGTGGTGAGACCGTTCCACGCGTAGCCATCCTCATAGCTGCCCGATTCATCCGGGATGTAGAGCACTCCGTGGTCGACGCCAGTCTCGTACAGGCGCTTGCCGACCTCGTCCCAGGTCAGAGCTGTCATTCTCTTCCTTCCGCTCAGAAGAACAGGGTGTAGACGTCGTGGTTCAGGCTGTCCGCCGTGAAGAACCGATTGAATACACACATCGGCAACATGGCGACCTTTCCTGGAATATCGCTGTCCGGATTTCGATCTATTACCGTCACCATGTAACGCAAAGTGACCGTATATGGACCATTTCCAGCGAATTCAGTCTCCGCGAAATCGCGGTTATAGACAATGCAGGGATACTGCATGTTTATGTTTTCGGGAGGCTGAAAATATACGTTGTCAGTAATACCCTCCAAGAGGGTCTGCAATTCAAGCCGTGGGGCCATTATAGACCTCTCCAAGCCTGAGAATAAGGCGGGGACGTTGCACTTCGACGTCGGAAACCGTCCACAAGGCCCCCGCCCATTCAACGTATTTGATGGCAAAGAAATGGTCGTTTGCGTATGCATCAGCGACGATGCTGATCGAATTCCTCACGCTGAGATCGAGATTAAGCTGTTCTCCTTGCGAAGAATGCCTCGTATTCCGGACGACGTCACCAGAATATGTCTTCTCAACGATCTGATCGACCCATACGCCGGGCGCAGTCTCTTGTGATTCCCCGTACCCGACGCGACCAAAGAACCTTGCCATTTCAGATCAAGTTCTTCTGATCAGGCCTCGTTCTTGTACGTCCACTCGTCATGCTGGTCGTCGGCGAAGTACTTGCCCGCACCCGGCACGGCGTAGATCCTCAGCTCCTGATCGGCAGCGAGGACGATCGGCACCGCGGTGGTCACCGTGGCATCGGTGTCGCCACGCTTGTACGTGACACCCGCGACGGTCGGGACGGTGATCGTCGTACCGTCGAAGTTCGGCTCGGTCGGGACGACCAGAACGGAGCCAGCGGCGACCTTCCTGACGACCATGGCCGAACGGATCTTGGTGAGCGCGCCGGAGAGACGCGTCTCCAGCAGGTACGTGTACTGGTTGTAGTCGATGTCGAAATCGTCGAACATCGAGACGTCGCCGCCCTTGTCGGCGCCCAGCGTGTAGTCCTTGAGGTTGACGATGATGCCAACCACGTCAGGCTCGCGATCGAGGATCTCGACGGCCACGATGCTTCCGACGCCCATCTCGGACGCCAAATCAGAGGCCGTGCGCCACAGACGGCGACCCATACCGTCCTTGGCCAGCAGCATCCACGTCAGGTTCTTGAGCGTGGTGTAGAACGTCGGCGAGCCGGAGCCCTTGTACATCTCCATGCCGTACATGACGGCCTCGACGACTTCCTCGGGCTTCGAGTTGGCGTCATCGATGTTGACGTTCAGCTCCGCGACGTAGAGCTCGTGATCGTTGAGGATCGACCGGATGCCGGTACCGTCGACGGCGCCCACCGGATCCTTGATCTTGTCGGGATCGTCGATCTCACGGCCGTCACCGATGAGGATCGCGCCCGCGAGTTCCTCGTCGAGCATGAGCCGCATCTCGCCCTTGAGCCAGGCGACGACGTCGAAGTCGGTGATGTCGATGATGTCGTCGCGGTCCAGCTTCTGCTTCTTGTAGACCGTGGACGGACCGGTCGTCCGCTTGGAGACCCCGAAGAACTCCTCTTTCTTCAGCGATCCCTTGATGTAGCCCCGGGCTCGGGCTTCGTCGTGGGTGATGTCGGCGACGAAGTTCTTGATCCGGGAGAAGGGGGAGTGCTTGGTTCCGTTGATGACGGCGGCGACCCACTCGGTCCGACGCTTGTCGAAGTCGGGGGTCGACTCGACGGCGCGGGCGTCGGGAAAGAGGACATCGATGTTGTCGATGCCATGCGAGAGGGCATACGCCTCGACGGCGGCCTTCAGCGACCCCCCCTTCTGTGCGTCAGCGACGATTCCCTTGATGTCGTCGTGGCTGAGCACGTGACGCTCCGGGCCGCTGCCCTTCTCCTTCTCCTGCTTCTGCTGCTCGAAGACGTTGCGGGACATCCAAGTTCCTTCCTTCTCCTGGTGGGTGATGGCGGTGTGCTCTGCCCCATTGCCGCTGTTGGCGGCTTCGAGCGCAGCGCCAACCATGTAGTGGACGACGCTCTGCTGCTCCTCGGTCATGGCGTCATAGACATCCTGGACCGTCGTGTCGTCTTCCTTCGGCTTGTCTTCCGGCTTCGATGCGGGATCGTCCGCATGCGTGAGCTCGACATCCGTGTAGATGATGGCTTCATCTTCCAGAGTGACGACCTGACCGTCATTGTGCTGCACCGAGACATTGTCGATGAATGCGCCAGGATTGGCACCGGCCATCACCAGGCTGACCGCGCGGATGATCCCGTGCAGGACCTGCGAAGCCTTCTCGACCAGCTGGTTGGCGTAGATCGACAGGTGCTTGATGTCGTCGTGCTGCACCAGGGTCTTGGCGTTCTTGCCCTGATCGGTATCATTGAAGAAGCCGAAGCCATAGACACCATCGGTGCGGTTCTCGAGGTTGATGTGTCCGAGAACATTGGTCGGCTCGCTGTGGCCATGCTGCCAGACCAACGGGACCCGCGTCTTGTCCTGATGCTTGAACGCATCGACCATGATCGTCCGGCCATCCGAGCACTTGAGCCCAGCCCGAGTGACGTAACCACTGAAGTCGGGCTCGCGCTCATGCATGAGGCTGCCCCCAGTGACAAGGTCACTGAACCTGGGCTTGGCCTTTGCTCCCATTTTGAAGCTTCCTCTCGAGTTGGATGATAGGGCCGTTACCGTTCAGTTTACCATTGCTCTCAACTGAAGTGTCAGCCTGTGGCATGTTGCTGTTGACCAGCTTGTCAGCCTTTGGATCCTTGTGAGGAGCAAAGCCGATGACCTGTCTGATCTCATTGGACGAGAGAATCTCGTTACGAGTGAATTTGTCCGCAATCTCGGCGATGTTCTCGATCGGGATCAGACGGAATGGATCGCGGAAGTAGAGGATGTCCTGCTTCTGTGATCTGGCGGTCTTGGTGAGGAACGAACGACGCATGGCTTCGACCATGGCCGTGAGAATCGGCTCGATCGTACGATTCCAGTAGTTCAGCATGGCCTTCTCGTCAGCCGTGCCGTTCATGACATCCGCCGTCAAACCCAGTTGACCGTAGAGCATCTCGGTCAAGTACTCGATCTGATTCATGAGATTGTTCTCGGCTGGACGATTCAGCTGAGTGATCTTCTCGGTTCCGTCTGTATAAGCGATGCCGTACTGGCTGCCCTTCAACTGGAACTCGATGTCCTTACGGCGCTGCTCGGCCTGCTGGCGACGGGCTTCGGACTTGATCACGTAAGGAAGCTGGATGATGAGGTCGAGCTTCCCGGAAGAAGACTGCTCATCGATGGCGTCGAGTTGCTCGAGCTTTCTGAGCAGTCGTTGCAATGTCGAATTCGGCTCATTCATCACTGAATAGAGCGGGTTCTCAACTATCGCAACAGAAGATTTCGGAAGTGTGACCTCTTCACGCATCGACGTCTTCTCATTGAAGAGATTGACTCTCACGTGATACGGATACCACATCACTACACGGCCGACACGCATCGTCTTGATATCGAATCCACCACTACTGGTGGTATCCAAAGGAGGAACCGATGTATCAACCGGAACCAGAGCGACGACACCATGATCGAAGAGTGTCATCGCAATGTCCTGCCGAAAGTGCGTCGCTGCCTGATCGACATTTGCCTCAAGTGTGAGACAAGTGTTGAGTCCAGTATCCATGTCCTCGATATACCGCTTCTCTTCGTCGGTTCGGACATGTCGAATGTCAACCGAAGCAACATCGATGCCGATACGCGTATAGATCGAGGAGATGATCGTTCGGCCATTGGGAATAAGAAGCCGAACTCGATCAGGTCTCGTCCCGTATGCTGCGCCATAGTACTCTGTGTACGGCTGAGTCCGATTCCGAGCATCCTGACTCGTAAATACGTTCCAGGCATGCTTCAGTCTCGTCCCAAATCGCGCCATATGTCACCTCCTCTCTCCATTAGTCACTTACGAGCCTCTTTCAGAAACATCTCGGCGTATTTTGCAGCTTCTGATGCATGTTTACCCGAAATACCTGATGCAGAAATAAAATCTTTAGCAGCAGATATGTCTTTTGCAGTCTGGATAGCTGAAACAGAAACATTGCCTTTTTGTCCAAGACTACGAGCAATAAAAGCTGCAGCAACTGTTGCAGTAACTACACCAGCACCAATAACAACTTTCTTAGCTGCGCTTTTATTTGATGATGTTTCCGAATTACTCTTCCGAACACCCCATTTCATTCCCTTGATGCCATGATGCACCAATTCAGCGGGAGACCCAGGCTTTTCAACCGAGTATCTCACTCAAAGGCCTCCTTATTGAGCTTGAATGCGATGAAGGCGTCCATCAAAGCGGCGACATTGTCGATCTTCTCGTCCTGTCGCTTCTTCAGGAGCTTCCGATTACCGTTCGTATCCTCCAAGGTGATCGCGTTACCCATCGCAAACTGCATGAGCGCCTGATCGAAGATAAGCAGTCGTTCCTCACTCAAATGCTTCAATTCACCGAGCGGAACCGACTCTGATTTGGCCCCTTGGATGACCTTTTCGATCCCGAATGGCCCGTTCTCACCCTCCCAGCGTGTAACGAACTCCTTGGCATTGTACGGATCGAATCCAAGACAACGGACATCGTATGACGACGCCTGAATGAACGTATCCAGGTCGTCATACACCTCCATCATGTCCAGAATCGTTCCTGGCATGACGTGAAGACTTCCCTCGTTGATGAATTCGTCGTACTTAAAACGCATGGCTGCGGGAAGCTTCATCAACGTCAATTCCGTGATGTAACTCCGCGTTTTGATACCGAACTGCTCTCTCGGAAGCGGAAACAGGAATGTGAACGCGCAGAAGTCATCGCCTTGCGATAGATCGGCTCCCATAGCACACGGCATTTCCCAGAACTCGCGTTGTCTATGCGGAAGAGTTTCTTCGTACGTGAAGAAGTACGTGTAACCTTCCATCGGAATCCCGAAGCGCTTTGCGAGAATGTCATTGCGTGATGCCGGAGCCTTCTGAGCCCGTTCGACGTCCAACTGATACGTCTCATAAGTGATGGTCGCCCCGAGATTCGGATTAGCCTTCACCCACATCGACGGATCGGCAACTTCCTCCAGATCGTCCAGCTTGTAATGCCAGATCGAAACATGCGGTGCAAGGTACTCGCCCTTGAGTATATCGGCGAGTTCCATTTTGATGGTATCGCCGGAACCGTTGCGGACAGTGCCTTCAGAGCTGATGGCAAGGATCAGATAGTCGTCGAGTTTGGAGGCACCCTGCTCCACCGCACCGACGACATCCTCACGGAGATCGCCGGACAACCATTCGTCGATTGTGGAGATCTTCGGACGTAGTCCCTGAAGCTTGTTGATGGCCATAGGCCTGATTTCAAGCAGAGAGCCCGTTAGGAAGTTCTCTATACCCTTCTTCGTAGCCGCCAACTTGACTCTATTGGCTCTCGAACCCGTGGTGTTTTGGAGTGAGCCCTCAGTCAAGAACTTGAACAACGGGCCTCGCGCGCGCGTAATAGCTGTGCGGAACGGAGACATGACTTCATCCGCTTGCTTCATTGTCGGGGCCGTTGTGATCTGATGTGTCGTCGATGTATCGACATTCAAGAAGTAACTTTGCACGAGAGATGCATACATCGACTTTGCTGCACCACGCGCGACTATCAGATACTGCTTGAGGATCAACCGTTTCTTTATCGTCTTCTTTACATATCGTCCACCTCGATCATTCTTGTAAGGCACGTAGACACTGCGCTCGACGAAGTAGTACCAGCAGAAGATCTGCTCGGACCAGAGCTTGAACGAATCGAGCAGATGTAGATCCGCCCCATCGGTGAGCGTAAGCTCCTTCTCGCAGTAGAGGATGAAACCCTCCACTGCATCTTCGTCATACCAAATGTTCGGGTTGGCGATGAGAGCGTCGATCCGATTCATCTCCATGGAGATCTCACGGTTGACGGGAATTCTTCCCGACAGCACTGCGTCGCGGAACAGCCCATAGTACTTAGGCGTCGCAGTGTTCGACAGACTCATACCAACCCCCTTTCTACCCCTTTGCCAGCCTTGCGGCTACGGCCTTTCCCGCCGGAGACTGTGAGAACAGAATCGCAGCGTTGAGCGTCGCTCCCAGCGCGAGGACTCCCTTGACCGCGTTGTGTCCGCGCTTGACCGGCGAATGGATGTCCTTGACCCTCTTCTCCAGATCCATCCGCTTGGTCAGGGCCTGGATCTCCTCATTGGAGAGCGACTTTACCCCTGACGACTTCAGCTTTGTATGGGCCTTACTCGCCTTGGAAGCATCGCTACTGGGACGGCTGGTACTGGCCTTCCGAACCCCCCAGTGCATCCCCTTGACTCCGTAA